AATACTTCTTAATATACCTCATAGCTTTTCTATAGTGTACTTAATGTCTTAAGGTATGTCATACTATAACATTAGCTAGTTAATGTCTTTAAGGATACTCTATGGCTTGGTATTGATACTCTTTAGTCTAATTACCTTTTATCATTTACCTCTTCTTTATCTTTACAAGATAAGAGGTAAACATATTTCTTATGAATTTAATTAAAGGTAAATATAATGTATGAAGATACAATGAGTGATGATAGAGATATAGTGTTTATAAACATTAGAGACTTAGAAAGATAATAGGAGTATATTATGGGTGTAGTATTAATTAATGAATTAGCAATAGGTTTAATCTTCTGGGTTATAGGATATAAAATGGGTAGTAATAAAGAGAAACTGATACATAGAATAAAATCTTTCTTTAGTAAAAAGGATAAGTAATGCTTGGTTCATTAGCAATAGGGACAATGATAGTATGTGAAGTATCACTTACTATCTATAGTCTCAATAGAGTAGGAGCTTTTGATAAGCTAAAAAATAAAGCAAAAGCATTCCATGAGAAATACAACAACAAGAACCTGAAAGGTAATGATGTTGTAATAGATGTAGAAGTAAAGGATAAGTAATGGATAACTTACCAACAACTAGAGTACAAAGACAAAGACTCTTAACAACTAAATTAAGAGTTCTTGGTATTAAAGCACATGATTATATCATCAACAGACAAGGCTTAAACTTAAGTAATTTATGTCTTAAACGAACTCAATTTACACAATACGAACAACTTCAATTGCTTAAGTTAAGTAACGCTGTATGTGATGATAAGAATATAATACCATTCTTTGCATATCTACATAATAAATTAGACTAATAAACAACGTAGTTGTTTATTAGTCTATATCTTTAAGAGAGTAGTGCTTTTATCATAAACTTACTATGTAAGTTAATTCTAAAACTCTTGTGTAATCACAAGAGACTATTTATGCCATACTGGCAATGTAATTTGTTTAGCATAGCTAAACACCATCATACTGATGATTATATAAAGTAATTATATGGTTTGTAAATTAGTAAATAAATAAAGGACATAAGATGAGAAAATATGAAGTATGGCAAAAAGGAGATGGAATTGTTAGTATCTTTGAAACAAAAGAAGAAGCAAAGATAGAGAGAAAAAAACTTCAAAGTAATGGACAAATTTCTGTATATATCAAACTATTAAAAGGTTATAGAAGAATATCAGATTATTATCAAGGAGGTTATTAAATGTATCATTTAAATGAAGTAGATGTAAGTACAACAATTACTAATCTTGAATTAGGAATTATAATTGCAGTATGCATATTCTTAGTATGTATATTCTATGCCCTTGATAGAGAGTTCTTGTAATAGGAACTTATAACGAGTATATCTCTCTAACAAGTGAAGAGAGAGAACTCTCTAAATTTAACAACAGTCCAAAGGAGGACATAATGGAATATAAAATAATAGAAGCACTAGACTATGGTCGTGCATTGTTAGACACAGGAGATGTATTGAATGCTGATGGTACAATCATCACTAAAGAAGATTTTGCTAAGTTACAAATAACTTCAGCACAGAATGTATTAGATTGGCATCCTATTGATATATTAGACTTTGATAGATTATCACAAGAGTCTGGCTTTATTGCTAAGACATATAATTCTAATGATAACAATATTGAAAAAACAGGCTTTGCAGGTATAGATGATGAGGGAACTCCTTATTATGTTAGAGTACAAGTATTTGCTGGTAATGAGAGTATAGAGTTCACTGAAGCAACTTTTGGTAAGCTTATATATAATATAGCTCAGAATAGAGATGACCTCATAGAAGAGCTTACAGCATATCTAGAAGCTATGTTTGGAACAACTGACCAAATAGGAAGTACATTCTCACCTGATAGTGAAAACAGTTATCTTACTAAGCTATTTATAAAAGATGGTTATCAATGGAAGATGGTATTTCGTAATGGACAATTATCTAATATTAAACAAGGCAATAAAATAACATCTGATGCAGAAGTAAATAGCAATCCTAATGAACTTAAGAATTCAATTAATGCTAAACTTGCTTCAGGAGCATTTGCAAATATTAAGTAGGGTAAAACCTACTTATATAATTTAAAATAAATAAAGGATATAAGATGAAAATAGTTGATGATTTAAAAACAGGAATGAGAGTAACTTATAATGGAATAAAATATATAGTTCAGAGAAATGCTATTAAAAATGGCTCTTTAACAGATTATTTGTTAACAGAAAATTCAAGTAATTCTTGGACATCTGGATTAATGGATGATGAAAAAGATTTACTTTGTAATTTAAAAAATGTAAATATATCTTTAGTTGAAACTAGAAAAAACCCAAATGAATATAAACAAAAGTGGGATGTAATATGGATTAAAAATGCTTCAGAAGAAATGACATTAGCAGACATATGTAAAGAACTTGGTAGAGACATTAAAATAGTGAAATACTAAGTAGGGTTTTATCCCTGCTAATATATTTCTTTTGTTATAAAGGTATGTATTGAGCGTAGATAAAGGAATAAGATTATGATTAAAAAAGATATAAAAACTATAATACAATTAATTTTTATAATTTCATTTACTATGTATTGCTTTGATATATATGAAATAATTACTAAACCTATTTCTATTATATCATGGATAATAGCTATGTGGTTTATTCTATTAGAAAAGGATTCATAATGACACCAAAAGAAATAGCACAATACTATAATGCAGGAACATTAGGTTCATTTAGTACAGCATTGTTTGAACTAATTATGAAAGCTGATGAAAACAATAAACTTAAACTAAGTATTGTATACCCAGAATACGTAGAAGCGTATTATATATGGTTTAATGGAAACTATACAAAGGAATAAACAATGATTAAATGTACAATTTGTGGAACAAAAGTAAATAGTAATTTTTGTCCAAAATGTAGATGCTTATATAATATAAACTCAATGGAAGATTTAAACGAACTTCCAATAGGAGGAGAAGAACTGAGAGTTACCGTAACAACTTCAAATCCTGAAATTGGTGATATTGTAACGAAAACTTCTGTATATGATGGAAATCCAATTAATGTTACAGCAAACGAAACAGTAACAATTACTAAGCCAACACAAATAAACTCAATGGTAGGAGAAGAAAATGAAAAAAGTAATAATATTGCTAATGATAATGGCTGTGAGCAACACTTTTGTGATACTAATGATAATGAGACATCTGTATCTTCAATAAGCATAACAGATAATGGTAAAGTGTATGAGTTTGAGAAGCCAGAGTTTGAATGTGAATATATAGGAAGTAAATCGCCTCACGAATTTGCAATGTGGGTTAAAGGAAATGGTGTATGGATGGTATTTATATACACTTTTGCTGGCGTAGCTTGGTACAACCAAACAACACAACTACCTTTTAACCTCACACCTATAAAATCGAAATGGTTTGAAGATGAGAGTAATTTTCCTTGTATTATGACTAAAATTAAAAAAAGTAGAACCACTTATAAATCTTTTGAATACAGAGATTTTAAAAATCTTTTTGATAGTGGGTGGAGACTAGCAACTAAAGAAGAAGTAAGCAGCTTATATTATGAGGATAAATAATGAATATAAATAAATTACTACATAATATAAAGAAAAAAAGTATTCCATATGATAATGAAATAAGATTAGGAATATTTATATTTTTTATCTTATTTACATCATATATGATTATAATATATTGAAAGGAATATAATGGACATTGGACAAACAGATATACCTGAAAAAGAAGTATTTATAAATAGAAGAGATTGTGTAAGAACTGAAACCTCTTTTCAAATAGAAGGAATATATGTAACTCGTGAAAGATGGGAACGACATATGAAATCACAAGCAAACAAAAAGGATAAATAATGAGAAGTCAAGAAGAAAAAGAAGCTATTAAAGCTATTAAAATTATTTCTTATAGTATATCAATAGCAATAGTTATATTTTTATTATCAATATCATATGCAATAGTATTTTAATCTGATGGCATTGGATAGAGATTTGTTTACAAATAACTCTTGAATTGTTAGTCCATCAAAACTCTTCTAGGACGGTCTGATTATGAGGAAGCTCTTATTCGTAAGTCTTGCATTAGGTGTTATAGAGACTCTCTATCGCATCTCTGAGAGACATAATAGAATCAAAGCATATAAGAGAGGGTAAGCTCCTCTCTTCTTCATATATAAAGCTCCTATGAGCATACACAGCCTTAAACATCAACAAGAGATGGTTACCATAATTGGAATAAAGGTAAGATTTAAGAATTATAGAATATAAAACTATTGTGTATGTTCTTAGGAGTTTTATCATCTCCATCACTAGTTAGATGTATAGTTTAATTACGGATACCTACCTCTCAATGTAGGGAAGCTTCTCACTCTTGTTTGTAACAAGTTATGCGAACCATTAATGCATAAATGGATGTCGATGATTTATAGGTGATGATGTTTGTACATTATAACAAAGGAAACCTAGCCCAGTGATGATAAGCTGGGAGATAAAGCGTCATAGCTCTAATGGTAGAGCATTGGATTCCAAATCTAAAGGTTATAGGTTCAAATCCTATTGACGTTGCCATATTCACTTCCATTCAGCCAGTTCAGTTTTAAGATTTCCGTAGCTGGTTGATAGAAGGGAATTTGTCAGTATACATCCACAGCTATAAAGAGTAAGGGAACTGACACGAGATTGACATTGCCATGTCACAATCAAAACCTAGAGAGGTTTAAGTATAGCCTCTCTTTGTATGTCGTTACAAAAGATTTAAAAATAAGCCTTTTCTAAAGGCATAAGGAAAAACAAATGAAAGAAAAATTAAAAGCATTATTTCATGGTAAACCATTAGTAGATAGTGATGAAAATATTCTATTCTTAAAAGGTGTAGAATTAGGTAAAAAAGATGGACTATATAAAGATACAGATGGTTATGAATTATCAGAACTTGAAAACTTTGAAGTATATGTTAATCCACTACAAAAAGAAATTGATAGACTTATGTTAGTTATACAAAATCAACAAGGTCAAATCACTAAGCTTATGCAACCTAAGGGTGATGGAAGAAAGTTTCACCGTCATTTAACTAAAGAAGAAGTTTTAGAAATAGAAAATATTTTTAAGCTTAAACCTAAAACAGATATAGAATTAATTATATCTACATATAGTTCATCTTATTCTGTTATTCATAATATAATTAATCATACTCATTCTAAATCAAGTCCTAGACCTATCACAGCATAATACACTTGGCTATCCTAGAGATGTAAGTCCCAGATATTCTTAGCTAAGATATGAAAGGAAAAATATATATGCTAAAAGTAAATGACACACTTAATATTTTAAGTGAAGAGAACAAAATAGCTGCTAAAGCAGCAGCAAAAATTACAATAGGTAATATCTTAAATGATAGAGCTGTAAAAATTATTCAACCTAATCTACCTATGATGGTAAAAGGTTATGCTGAATCTGATTTTGGTAAAGCTGTAATAGCTAACTTAATAGCTGGTATTGTAGTACATGTAGTACCTACAAATGATAAAGCTGTATTAGCATCTGAAGCTATGATTCATAGTGCTATGTTAACACTTGTTGGTTCTTTAAATATTGAAGCAACTATCAATGAATTTCTTGATGGCATCAATCTTGATGTATTAAAAGAAATCACTGATGAACCAGATAAGCAAGAGGAGTAAGCTATGACTATGGCAGAAAGACTCGCTAAAGCAGCAAAGAATCCAAATTCTGGAGATAATACTCCAGAAGGAAATACAATCCCTCAAGTAGAATCAGTAAACAGTGAAACTGTAACTGGTAAAGCCAAATCGGGGACTGTTTAAACTTACCTTTAACTAATTAGTGTTACAATATGACATCACAAAAAAAGGAATGTATTATGAAAATAATCATAAGATTAAAAAATAAAACAAGAGCTTTATGTGCTTGTCATTTTTGCAACACTCAACAAGAAGGAAATTATGTTTGGCATAAATTAAATCCTAATGCTCCTTGTAAAAAATGCTCAAATAAAATTCGTAAAAATAAAAATCAAAAACATCCAATAGTAAATAAATATCATAGACTTTTTCGTATCTTTAACAGTATGCATCAAAGAACAACTAATTCAAAACATAATAAATATGAATATTATGGTGGAAGAGGAATACTTATATGCAACGAATGGTTAAAAGATAGGACAAAGTTTTATGATTGGGCTTTAACAAATGGATATTCTAGTGAATTAACTATAGACAGAAATGATAACGATAAAGGATATAGTCCAAATAATTGTTCATGGAAAACTAAGTCAGAGCAACAACATAACACATCAGAAATAAGAAAAAATAATACATCTGGATATAAAGGTGTTAGTAAAACTATAAAAAAAGAGAAAATAGCATATAGAACTAGAATTACTTTTAAAGGAAAAGAAAAACATATAGGAATTTACAATACAGCCTTAGAAGCTGCTTCAGCTTATAATAAATATTGTGATGAAAATAATCTAAATCATACTAGAAACAAAATATAAATTAATACAAAAGGAAAACTAATGAGTAATACTATTTCAGTAGAGTTTAGAGACTACTTCAATGACCAAATAGAATCAAGATATATAGAGCCATCATCAAAAGATAGATTTAATTCTACATCTGTTCCATTTATATTTGCAAAACATAAAAACAATAGATATTTAGGAAAAGGAGACAGAAGAGTTATTTCTCCAAACTTAGATTATTTAAGAGAAGGACATGGAGAATATGTTTCATTTACTGCTTTATGTAATTTTGCAAATATAGACTTTCATAAGATAAAAAGCAATATAAAGAAAATAAAGCAAACAAATAATTTAGAACTCATCTCTATTGGTTATGGAGGTTTTTCTATAAATGTAATTCATTTTATGTATGAACTAGGAAAACTGGTTGGAGAAACAAGATGGATTAATCATCTAAGAATATACGAATCAGATAATATATCTTTTAGTAATTCATTTAGAATATATAAAGATATGTCTAAAATAAGTCAAATAACGGGTCATGTAGTAGTACATAAATTTGCTTTAATGGAAGAAAATGAAAATATAGCTCAAAAAGTAAATCTGATGCATAATCGTTTAAATAGACCATTACAAAAAAATAAAAATGATTTTGGTACAAGAAGATTTTATTTTGGAGCACCTGACTTTGAAACTAGAAAAGCATTTGAAAATGCTCCATTTATCTTTACTGGACATAGTGGTAATGAAGTAGAGTTTTACTCAAAACCAATAGTAGATAGTGATTTAACTAGAGAAACATATGGAAAGATACATTTGGATTATTTCTTTATAAATATACTAAAAAGTGCAGAAAAATTAATAGATATATTTGCTAATCAAAATCCAGAAGACTTAAAAAAAGATACATTAATATGGAAATATGATTCAGAAAAAGCAGGAGCATTAAAATGATACAACAAACAACAAACATACTTGCATCTGCTATAGCAGAAGAAATGAATGATTTAATTAATTCGTTTAGTGGAAAAGAAACAGAAGACTCTAAAGGCTTATCAAGGATAAATAAAGAAGGTCAAGTCTTAATTCCTATATCAGAGAATCCTGAACATTTAGATTATAAAGATTATAAAGATTATTTTGAATTTAACGAAAACGAAGGTTATCCTAAAACTACAGAGTATGGAGAAATATATAGCAATGTAGAAATGAATACTATTCTAAAAATAGATGGAAATAAAGAAGTCTTACAAAATATATTATTAGATTTATTTGAGAATAAAGATTCATCAATATATGGAATTCTTATAGTACAAGGAGACCAAAGATATAATATATTGCATCCAATCATTGCAAACTATATAATAACTGAAGAAATAGAATTAGAAGAAACTTTTAAAATAGTTCTTTATACATATAAACCTAATTGTAATCTATCTAATCCAACTACTAATGATGAATTTATAGAAAGAATAGTTGACATAGTAAATACTATAAACAATAAAGGTTATAAAGCTAAAGGTATTACTCAATATAATAAAAATATAAATATAAATTTAGCTTCTAAAGAAGTATCATTTATGAATACAAACTTTAGTTTTAATAATGGAAAAGATGCTAGACCTGAATACTGTATAGCTCCAGTACAACTAATGAGTGATTCAATAGCAATTCCCTATTATGGAGCTATAGCATGTAGAACAACTGGAGGTGCATATAACGGTATACATTTAACTCCTATGGCATGTGGTAATGTATCTTTAACTAAAGGCTATGATTGGCATGAAATATGTACAGGAAATTATTCAAACAGAAAATATAATAGTTTATATGTCATGAATGATATGAATATAGACTCACTTATGAACTCGTATGTTCTAGCAGATGATTGGAAAGAATGGATATTTGATTGTCAAATGTTTAGTATCTTTCTTATGTATGAAAAAGAAATACTTGAAAGAGAAAAAGTATCTGCAACTATTGAAGTAAAAAAAAACCCAGAAGAACTACCACTAAACAATATACTAAAGTTACCAAAAACAGATATACCTGCTTTACAAGAACTAAATACAATGCTTAATGCATTTAACTTAAACATAGAAGGAAAATAAAATGGGAAAGAATAATTATAATTATAGAAATTATTATAATAAGAAGAAGTTAATAGAGCCAGAAGAATTTGAAAACTTAAGCAAACTAAATATAGCTTTATTTGATAACGAAACAATAAATGCTATGGTCGAAGAATGCCAACCTCATGCTGGTGCTTCAGAATTTCAAATACATTATCATTCATTACAAGTACATATTGATAATAAAGGATATGAATTTATAATAACTATACCAGTTGCATATTATAATTTTAACCAAGAAGTTTCTAGTGGTTCAGTATCTTATGAAATGAAAGAAGTAAACGAAGTATCTAGCGAAGCAAAATTACTCGTAGATGAAAAAGTAAAAGAATTATTTGATAAGTTACCTATTTTAAAAATAATAGGAAATATGGGCTTTAAAACTAGCTACAGAGTCTCAGACAATGGAAGTATACATAGACATCCGGGAGACTTTAGTTTTAGCTCTGTAGACTATGACAAAGACCCTGAAGAACCCGGAGTTATCTTTAGACAAATGAAAGCTAAAGATTTATATCAAACAGATAGTGTAATCTATCTTGGAGGAAAAACTCCTAAATTTAATTGTACTGAAACTAGAATTGTAAATGTAGAACCTGTTAAAGATAATGATGGAATAAAAGGTAAATATACAGAAATTCCAACATATAGTTTTATCTCTAAAGAAAAAGAAGAGAAAAGTAAACTATATGAAATTATAGGTGAACTAAAAGAGCATACAAATATCTTAAGCAATTTCAAAACTACTAACTCAATGAATGTAACACTTAAACCATATCCTCTTATTGAAGAAATACTCAAAGCATTTATAGTATGTGAATTTAAACCTGACATAGTAAATGTTGTAGGAGAAAGAATAAAGGGAAGAATATACGGTAATCGCTATACAGCTACTATGGTGAAGACTAAAGATAAGGGAAAGAACAAAGCTGTGATTGGGAACAAAAACTCATATCTTTCGGACAGCGATTATTGGGACGAATATGATGAATGTTATGCAGCTCAATATGGAATAAGTGTAAAAGAAGAAAAAGAAGAAGTACAAAAGACTATGATTCATGGACTACCTCATTTCTTCCATGAAGAAATAGAGGCATGGCTTCCAATTAAATGTGAAGATATGTCAGAAGCAGAAATTATAAACTATGCTGTAAAGCATAATTTAATGTAAGGAAATAAAATGCAAGAAAAAAATATAGGTACAGATATTATAGAAAAAGTGTTATTATTTAATGACCATAGAAATTCAGATAAAGATATAGCTATCTCTACAACCACAATCATAGGTGCTAATTGGAAAGCTCAAAGAAATATGTTAAAAGATATTCCTAAAAGAACTGATATAGACCCTATGATGAGAAGAAGTTCTTGTTTAGGCACTGGCTATCATATGAGAGCTGAACAAGCTTTAAGAAATGATAAAACTATAAATGCTATGGAACATTTTAATGAAACAGAATTAGATGGAATATGGATTAGTGGTACATTTGATTTAGTGTATGATGGTAATCTATGTGACCATAAAACGTCGTATGGAAAAGCATTTAGCCAAGATAAGTTAGATAAAGCTGTTTTACAAATGTCTATATATAGATGGTTAAATCAAGATATTCATATAAATGATATAGCTTATGTATTATTTGTATCTCAAAGTAATAACATATATGAATCTTATCCTATTGAACTAATGTCTATCAGCGACACAGAAGAATACCTTAAAGCTCGTATAAATGAAATCAGGACTCAAACTATAATTGACTGTAAAAATGACGTTAAATACAATCCTTGTAATTATTGCGACTATGCAGAAAAAGATTGTAAAAGATTACAAGCACAAAAAGCAGGAGGATTTGAATGAAAGAGATAGCAATTATATCTGCAATACTTACTATCATAAGAAAATTACAGATGATAAATAAGACAAGTCAACCTAAGAAAGTTAAAACTATAGAAAAGAAGGAGTTTTAAATGGCATTAGAACAACCATTAGCAGTAGAAAGAGTAGTTACATTCAAACCAACTATTGGCAACATAGAAAAAGCATTAAATTTATCTATGCTTTTATTTAATGAAACATTTCTTCACGCATGTAATTATGGAGGAAATAAATTCTATTCAGTATATTTTCCACTAGAGAAAGATAAAAGAAAAGAATTCTGTGAAGATTGGGGATTAGCTAAAACATCTCATGTAAATAATAACGAAGTAGTTACATATGTATTATCATTTGATACATCAGAAGAAATAATTGAAACCATAAAAGAAGAGCCGGTTATAACTAGAAGACATATCTCTGAAGCTAAAAAAGGAGATATGGTTAGATATCTTGGAGGTGTTTGGTCAGGAGAAGGTCATACAGTTAGGGGTAAAAAAGTAGAATCAACTTCTTTTAAAACAGGAAGTATTTATATAGCATCACATGATTATCTAAAAGATAGGACTACTAGGTGTCTTATAGAGAATAGAAATGAATATGGAGAAATTCATATCGTAGCAGATTCTAATGGAAGAGAGAATGGATGGTTAGCTGCTTTATTTGAACTATTAACAGAAGAAGAGTTAAAAGCTATAAATGAAATACCTACTCAACCAATAGCTTCTAATACATTAACAGAAATGCCTTTCTAAAAACTATAGGTAAGGTACTTGGTATTAGGTAAGGTATTTGGTAGTATCCCTTGAGGGTCATATACATAGTAACCCTTGGGGGTGGTAAAGGGTAGTTATGAATTTAAAAGAACAAACCTTTAAGCAAATATTAGATAAAATTACACCACACAAAGATTATACAGCCGAAGATTACTACGGAGTCTCATTGATAAAAATGAAACGAACTGGATACTACAGCATCAAATTAATTTATGGATATGATAAATATTCAAAGCTATCTTCAGCCTTAGATATAAAAGAATTAGACAAGGCATTAAACATATATAAACTATTAGATGAATTCTCAAAAGATAAAACAGATAAAGTAAATGCTGATGATATA